ATTTTACTATTTTAGAAATAGAGAAAAATAAACAGGTTGTGAAGTATTTGTGATAAATCACTAGGCCGGCACTAGTGGTTGATACAAATATTAAAGTAAAAGCGCTCTAAAACTGTGGGAATTTAACCCAATCTGTGTAGTTCACTAAAATGACCTATATTTCAGGCTAGTGTTTAGTGAGTGATACCAGAATCAGTTTCGAGGAGCCTTATCAGTATCTTAAATGACAAATTAGTGTATACTCAGTCGCACTAAAGAATCCATTGACGTGGCCAAAAAGCTATAAGGCAAATACAAATTTTCAAGAGTTGTACAAGTTTCAATGATTCTCTCTAAAGCAAGTTGGGTTGTTATATCGATTCCGAAACGGTGTTGGTACAAAATACGATCATCAGGACATATAGTAACAGGTTCAAATTTTTCTTGCTCAATATATTTATCTAGTAGTGCATCCCACCAACGTGTTGATACTTCATGCAACATGGGTCCAAAACCTATAAATGAAATTATTTTAGAACAGAGAGGACCAAGTATAGGTGTATATTTACCAAGTACATAAGTTGACATCACTTTCATTCGTAACAATTCTATTAATTTTGGTTTCTTAGCGTGAAAATAAATAGAAGAATGGGTCCAGGCAAGTCTAACAATTTGTTCAGGGGGTAAAAGTGCGTGGTTAGTAATTAGGGAAAAAATATTGCCACAAAAATCAGTATCTTCCAAATTAGTATGGATCTTCATTTTAATATCAAAACCTAAATCTTGAAAATCAATGGGTGCAACATTCAAAGAGTCCATGCCAAAAATTCCATCATCCCCTTCAATAAAGCCATCTAGTTTAATGCCATTTATATGAGCAATGAACAACATATTCATCAAATTTGAAAAACCATTGGCTAAGGATGTCCACATTTCTCCACTCATCCTAGCTCCAACAACACGGGCAGTATAGTAATGGGACAGTAATTTTTCAGTACGGGGTTTATAGGTAATTGCTCCATTGTTGGTGTTAACAGAATAATAACATCTCATCACAGTATCTAATACATGTGGGTTGTTTTTAAATATGTGGCGCCATAAAGCACATTCGACAACATCGACATAAGTTGGATCAAAAGAACCTTCAAAAGAAGAATAATCAGTTTCCAAGAAATAAGGATATTTTTTCAATTTTTGAATCATTTGAGGCATGTCACGCGGGTTAGTCCCTTTTACAAAAAAACGAGAAGTTATAGAACCATTCTTATAAAATTTATTATATAAAATTTTCTCAATATGGTGTATGAAGGGCCCAACTAATATTTTGAAACGATCAGTGCGGCTATTTATAAGTCTTAAAAATTTTGCAATCTCATACATCTCACGCTTTATAAATGATTTACATGCATAATCTTTTTCAGTTAATTTCCAAATGTTTCCACTTGCTAACATTTTGGCAAATAATTTTCGGAGTTGTAATTTTCGAGCAGGTGAGTAAGATTGATTCTCGTTAAGCCATATATTAAATAATAATTCAAAATCATCTTCTAATTTTTCAATAGGTTTTATATTTTCCTCAAGAAAGTTTAACACAAAATTTTCCAGAGCATGAAGTTTTAAAATATGAATGCGAGGTCGAGAAGAACTTATTCTTTTGCGGAAACCTAAGTATAAATTATTAGATGAATGGGAGTTTGTAACCCAAGGTACGTCAGGTGTTAGGTTCAGCAAATTGAGTTGATAAATAGGGTTAGAATTTAATCCTGGACGTGGAAGAATTTTGAATATTTTAGAATCCTGAAAGTAAGGAGGAAGGGCATGTGGGAAATTGTGGTAATTACGATCAAAATAAGGTGTGTAAGGATAAATGTGTCGTATGGGTAAATCATATTCAAACTTAGGTAAAGTCAAGATTACAGGGTTTGAGTAAGTTGTAATTTTGTTCCAGTGAAAAGGTGAAACAGTGGCGTCCACAACAGCAGGGAGAGTGTATTGAACATAAGTATCTGTAGGTATTCCCTGCACACGCTCACTTGATGTTAAGTATTGGAGAGATTCCGTGCCTAAAGTGACACGGTGGCCGTAAACAATTCTGCAGTGGGGAATTGAAAAAGGCATTTACCTAAGGCATAATGGCCTTTCTTGATAAAAGGTCCACTGAGGTCCCAAGCTTTTTCATTCCGGTCCAAATAATAACAGTGTCGGCTTGTCATATCATGTAACGTATAGATGTCAGAAGCGTCGTATTCGACAAGTAAATGACGATGGGGCAAAGTACGGCCAGTACGATTAAGAAAATAATAAATAACTTCTTGAGCTGTTAAGGCTAAATTGTGGCCATCAACAATAAATTTTTTGTCATTTGATAAATGTGCCATGACTTTTGACAATACAAATTTTCCAAACCAAAAGTTTAATTGAGAACGACTTAAGCGGGTATTTGTTGTACATTTAAAATGTCGTCTTATTTCTTCCAACATTGGGGTAAGTTCTTTGGTGGCTTCCATTATGGTGGGTATATGTAAAGCGCATGATAAGTGGTGTGTTTCAATTCTCTCATTATGATCCAGCCAAAAGTATGCCTCATTATTGTCTTCTTCAAGATCTTCTTCACATATAACATTAGTGGCACAATATTGTTGGTAAATGTCCATAACATCACAAATATAAGGGTGGGTCTCTAATTGTACGGTGTGGAAATAAAAATCTTCGGGATCTTGGAGTGTTTCTTTTGTTTGGATGTTTTGATGGGGGGAGAGAGGGATGGCTTGACGATTGTAGTTGTTGGTGGGATTTAAAGGGTTATCTGATTTTCGTGTGCCTGTAGGAACGTCAAGGTGAGTATGAGTGGTAATCATGCCTGTAACAGATGGAAAGATGGGACGAGGTAAGACAGGTTCGTTTTTAGTTAATAACAGATTGGTGACAACTGTAGGAATAATGCCAATAATTGTTGCGCACCACCACCAACTAAGAAAAGGTTGTGATTTTCGATTCCCAAGTTCGAATTTAGAATTCTTATCTTCTTCATTATCCGTATGACTGAACATAGAACTAGTATTTGAAATCAATGCTGGCTTGATAGCACTGATAGGAGTTATTTGAGTAGGATTTGTTGTAGTCATGAGTTTTGGGGTAAAACGGGAGTTTAGAAGAGAACCATGGTTCAAAAGGGGCCAGTGTTAAAACATGTCACTAGGTGATGATTGCTGCGGAAACCACAGTATCCAATCAAATATTTTCCTATAAGGTTGCCCAATTAAGGTTATCCACAAATAGGAAAGTATTACCCAGGAACAATTTAACTAGCGATCCTAGTTATA